GCGAAGGGTGGACGCGCAGCTCTTCGATACGATTCTACAGGTAGTGACACGGCAAGAGGTGGTACATCGTATATCACTACGAATGCGACTAATCGGTCTTTCTTGGGTATTCATGGTTTGTCGAATAATGGTAATGTTTACGTCGAATTACTTCCATAAAATCTTACTATATACTAAATGCTCACCCAAGTATTGGAAGTCATGTGTCCAGGTGTACCGTATACGTCTAACGGTACATGGGAAAGTGTCGTGTTTAACGATGGAAACTTTTACAAACCGACCGATGAGATGTATGAATTGACACTCTATCAGATGACACACACCGAAGCTATTACAAAAATGCGAGAGCAACGAGACGCTTTACTCGATAAGAGTGATAAATACATGACTCGCGATTACCCCCACAGACTCGAAAAAGATATCCAAGATTGGGAGAAGTATCGTCAGGCTCTTAGGGATCTTCCAATTACATCTCGTCCAACTTTAGATGAAGATGGAAATGTACTGAACGTCGATTGGCCGACCCCTCCTTAATAAACATTTCCTCCAAAGTGCCTCCCACTTTGTAAGAAAAAACCTTATACATAGTAGACATGGCTGCGAATGGTATCCTAAACTTTCGAGGGGCGAATAAAACTACGTTCGTCGGTGCCTCGTCAAACATAGTATTGGATAATGTCATATCCAGTTTGGGAATTGGTGTCGATGTCAATGGACCGACATCCAATTTACACGTTGTCGGGAACGCATACGTTTCTACAGACGTGACAATCGCAGGGAACATCGATTTTCAAACTATCACACAAAATGGGTCCCCTTTTAGTGGTGGTGGTGGTAGTGGAACTTCACCGTGGGTAACTTCTGGGAATGATATTTCTTATTCAAGTGGTAATGTTGCGGTCGATACGAATACTCTTTTTGTCGATTCTATCAATAACAGGGTTGGGATCGGGACATTTACCCCAGCGGTAGCCCTCGACGTTTTCGGAGGACCCGTGAGAGCCAGTACATTTATAGGGTCTTTACAGGGGAACGCACAGAGTTCGACTCGTTGGCAAAACACGGCAGGTTTATTTTTAACTGGTGCGGTTACCGGTAACATTGGTATTAACGGAAATCAAAATTCTACGTTAGTAACGACACTCGCTAATTTAGATACAAGTAAGATCACGACTGGTATACTTCCAGTCGCCCGTGGCGGGACTGGTGTCGCTACGAGTACGGGAACGGGGAGTGTCGTTCTTTCAAACGCACCAGCGTTCACTGGGGATGCTACGTTTGTTAGGGTTGGTATCGGAGCATCTACTACACCTGGGTACACGTTGGATGTTACGGGGGACGTTAATTTTACAGGTAACCTCACACAAGGTGGAAACCCATTCGGTGGTGGTGCTTTTTTAACCGACGGTACGAAAGCCTATTATACTGATGGACCTGTCGGTATTTCGAATGCAGAAGCTTTGACTACACAAACACTACAGGTGGGGGCGAATGTCGCGGTTAATGATACAGCGGATGATAAGCTTACCGTTACCGGAGATGTATACGTTTCTCGTAAATTGCGTGCGATTGATTTGGTTGAATCTTATGAAGTTCGAGCAAACTTCTTTACCGTAAAGAATATTGATATACGAGCAGAAAGGCCTCGACGCGGTACCATCATTTAATAATTATATGTCGTCATAATAGATGACGACAGTTCCGTCAGGGGGGTATATTACTAGTCCCAATCAGACTTGGGGGTATCACGCACAAAGTGGTAATGGTAGTGTAGATGGGGTCGATTCGTGGAATCCAGACGAATTCACACCGGGAGACCAGCATTTTGGTAGCATCACTGGTAGAGATGTGAACTCACATTTCGGTAGAAGCCTTGATACAGACTTTAATGGTACACGCCTCGTGGCTGGTGGTCCCGAATGGGATAACGACCGTGGATATATACAAATCTACGATTGGAGCGAAAGTTCGACTACGTGGACATCTCTTCAGCAGATAGATGGACCAGCCGCTTCCGGTTGGTTCGGTGAATCCGTTTCGATGGATTATGACGGAACACGGATCATAGTAGGTGCACCGAAAATTCGCCGTGTATACGTATACGATGTCGGTAGTAATGGTCAATTTACTCTCACACAGACAATTAGTACATCTCACAGTTCATTTGGACACTGCGTTTCTATAGCGGGTGATAAATCAGATCGGTTCGTTGTCGGTGCACCGGACGTAAATACTATATACGTGTATGAACGACAGACAAATGGTCAATTCACGCAAGTACATTCAAATTCGGGGACGAATATTGTTAATCGAGTTCCTACTAGTACTACTTCATATATAACACTCTATAACAAATTTAACGGGTATGGATTTTCGGTTAAAATGTCTGGTTTTGGGGAGCATATAATCGTCGGTGCACCTGGTACCGAACTTGCTGAGATTCAGTGTTCGAACCATGCCGGTTCGACGACACCCGGGCCGGTTTCACATCATTTAGGCGAACACGTTACATCAAGTCAAGGACCACATTATACGGGGTCGACATCGTATGCCTGTAGTAGTCAAATACTACCAAATATTCGAAACATACCTGCATCACATCCATACTCCGTATACAAATACCCCGGAACTCAAACCAATAATAATGGTGATCCAGTCAATGGACTTAGATTTGCAGATTCTAATAGTCAAAAACATCACTACGATAGATCTCCATATGGTTCAAATAATGTAAACATGAGGGACGGTTACTTATACCCAAATTATCAATTGGGTAATATACGTGTCCTTAAATGTCCGACTGATGGTAGCTGGTCGAGTGGAGTAACTACAGTTCAGACAATAGAGGGGAGAAATAATAATACTGTCGTGAATTTAGGTTCTTGGAACAATATTTATTCTTCCCTTCCAGGGTTTGGTAGATCTGTTAGTATTTCAGTTGACGGAAAACGCATTTGTGCGGGATCACCGGGGTTTAAACCCCAAGGATATGATCTTCAGGTGATGCATGGAGATGTGCGTTATTTTACATTAAACGAGGATACGGGGCAATATGACGAACCAATGAATACACGTGATGAATCAGTTCCATCATTAGGGGGGCCATGGAATATGTTACGAAAGAATCTGGTTAGTGCGGGTTTTAATATGAGTATGACAGAAGATGGGTCTCGTGTATTTGCTGGTTCTCGTGAGCATCAATTCTCACTTATGCCCTACGATTTTTCGGGTACAACGTTTTACCCCGCGGGTCCTATAGTAATGTCTGGTGGCCAGGGTTCCGGCCCTGATCCAACCGTATTTGGTACAGTGGGTCCGGTTCCGGATATTACGGGTGGGATAGGGTGTATGAATGGATATAGAAGTGCTGCGCATAGTGGTACTAACTGTGCGGTATCAATTCCAGCCTATCCAGAAGCTTACGGAGCCTACGGGACCGGTGGTAGCCTCTACGGGAACGGCAATGGTACCAATACCACACCCGCGACGAGTAATGGGCAGGGAAGAGGGATCGTTCTTATCTATCGTTATACACTTACCAGTGTTTTTAGAGGAAATAGTCTTTTTGAAGGATACGTCAAATGTGATAATTTAACAGTTGGGTCATCTGGTGGTTCTGTTGACCACGCACGTATAAAGTTCGGTGGCCGTAAAGGTGAAGTGAATAGTGAATCCGGTGCGACAATTGAAAATAGATGGATGGGCACGCGAAACGTCATTTATACTGGAACTGCGGGTGATGGATATAAACATGATAACGAACTTTTGATTTCAAAGTCTTACAATACGTTACACGAACCTAATGATACGGTTAAATATGGTGATTGGAATAAACGCGATTTTTTTGGTGACCGAGTACGTATAAAGGCACCGAAAATCGAGTTTCAAATTCACTCACCCGGAAGTGACCAACTAAACAATAAATATCGCGAATCACCGTGTGTATCTATTACTGATATGAATAACCCGTTCGGTGGAGAACGTGGCATGGCATACACAAATAATTCTATTGAAGATGAGCCGAGACAATTGGTCTCTATACGTAGTGGGACTTCGAATTCACGGTTGCAGGCGGGCCTTCGTTTAATTGCCGGATCATCGAGTGGTTTTGTAGGTAGTTCGAGTGCCCTGACTAGCGCTATACCTTCGGATGGTGACTCTTATACATTCGCACCTGGTAATGATGGTTGGTTACGACTTCTTTGTCCATCTGGTCAGGGTCAATCCACAGCATACCAAACGGAAACAGACCCAGCAGATAACAGTTCTAAAACTATAGCGTCTAATTATGCAGGATTGGCAATTGGAAATTTACACGTAGCGGGGTCTATTTCCGGACCGGGTGCACCGTCCGGTGGGGGTAGTACTAACCTTCCTCTCACGAGTAATGTAACGGGTAACTACGGAACAGTGGAAACAACGGGTGGTGGTTCCAGTGGTTGGGAAGGGTATTCTATAAATGGACGATACGTATTCATGAGTGCGACTAATACTGAATGTGGTATTTATAATGATCTCGATAATGAATGGATGGTGAGATGTAGGCGAAATTCATGGGCGAGACTATATTTCAATGGACTCACTATGCTGACAACAAATTCCTCTGGGATCACGGTCTCTGGTAGTATAACTTATTCCGATGATAGAATAAAATATAACGAGGAAAGTATAATAAATTGTTTGGGAATTGTTAAACAACTTAGACCTTTAAAATACGAAAAGTTAGACAAACCAGAGGACGCAGTGGGTACGTGGATACCTACAGATGATGAATGGGAAAGTGTGAAAAATGACTATATTTGGAACGATGAATATGGTTTCGTCGCACAAGATGTTAGAAATATACCCGGACTCGATATACTTGTCAAGGGTGAGGAAACTGAAGAAATTGAAATAATTAAAACTGAAAGTGAATATAATAGACTTTCAGTAGAAGACCGCGCGAAATATACATACCGTGCAGACACTAACGATTATAGACATAACGATAGTGGTGAAACACAAACTCCTTTAGGTGTCAATTATACTGGAATTATACCCATACTCACTGGATCTATACAGGAATTATCGGGTGATTTGGAACAGGAAAAACAGAAAACAGAAAACTTACAGACACGCCTCACCGCTTCTGAACAGGCGTATCAGTCCTTGTTAGAACGCGTAGTGGCTTTAGAAAATGCTTAAAATGTAACACGTGATGTTTTGTCACGCGGTACATTCATGATACTTACTTCTTAACAGAGTCCATCGCAGCGAGTGCGAGAACCCCGACGATGAAAAACATGACAACATAGTTGCATTCCGTGGTTTCATCGATTACGGGCTGAGCCTTCACAACCTTCTTCTCTGGTACTTTTTCGAAATTTTCATCCACAACTTCCCGCTTTCGGAAATTCGTAGGGATTTCGAGTGGGTCATCGAAATCTATAGGGGCATACCCTATCATTTATACTCTATGTTTACAAATTAATTTCAACCTTCTTCTTACGTCCACGCTTAGCCTTCGCCGCCGGCATTTTAACTTCCTTCACTTCATCATCACCTTCATCTACAGCTCCCGCACCACCCTCTGAGACAATATCAGATATATCGTCCCCATCATCAGGAACATCGGGGGTATACTCGACGGATTTCTGTATGGGTGTCGTGTTCATGGGCGGTGTTGGGGGCATCATGATACCTCCCATCAGACTGGAAATATCGAGACCGGGCCCCTTCATTTCGTATTTCTCACCGTTGGACGCCGGGGGGGACGTCTGGTTACCATTGGCCATGGTATTTTGAACCGCACTCATCATATTGTTTACCAAATCGGGATTTTGTTTCATGACATCATTCATATTTGGCATGACCTGTTTGAACATACTGTTCGTGAGATGGAACATCATCGCACTTCCACCAAGCATCATGATAAGCTTGACTTCGGGGGCGATATTCATCTTCGTGCGGTACTTCACAAAAAGTTCTTCAAACACTTCATCGTAATCATCCTGTGTCTCCATGACATTTTCCGACCAACCTTCGAGCTGAATATCGAATGGGTTGTACCGCTTGTTCAAGAACTCTAAACCAGTGACACACGCAATCAACATACGTCGGGAAAATTTAACCGATTTATCAACCTCGATACTGTACGTAATACGCTTCACCTCTGTTCGGAGTTCATCCACGGGTGAATACGCATTCAGACGCTTGTTCACGTTAAACCCTCGCTTCTCTAAACGCCCGAGTTTGTTTACGAGGTCGGACTTCTCCTCGTCGATCGTCTTATAACCAGGTGAAGGTGTATCTTCGGGTGGTTCCATTGGACCGTAGTCCATACTGGGTCCGTTATCATATGGTGTTTCGTCTACGTATTCTCCGTGATCAACGGGCTCTTCCATTCGAGGGGGTGCTGGGATACTTTGCTTCACTGGGTTCGCGAATGCGTCAACATCTTCTTGAAATCCCATCGAAGGTTGAGGTTCACGACCTTGCATTCTTTGTACGACGGGTGGTGCGACTGTTCGTGGCCGTGTAAAATCTAGCTGGATCTCATCCATCATGGCTTGTTCGTTATCATTTAACTTCATGACAGAGGTGTCCCCTCTGTCCAGAATAATTTCACCGTCCATTACTCTGTATAATGAAACTAATCTTTTCTCTTTAACGCACTTAATAAAAAAATGTCAGTACATAGTACATGAAACTCGATAAAACTAATCGGTCGACACTCAAAGCTATCGCTATCACGATCATATTGATTTTGATTATCACTGCATTATCGAAAGGTAGGGTGAGTATGTACCAGCCCAAATCTATCAAGATCCAGCCTGTATCGGAAGAGCCATTCACTGGTCTTAAAAGCAGTGCGGAATGCCTGAATGACAGTGTATACTCGACGAGCCTCGGTGGTGTGTGCGGTGGTCAGAAACTCGTCCGCGACCACGCGAACTACAAAATCGTAGATTAGAAATATAGCCAACACTTCCCATTTCCAGTTAAATTTATACCGAATTTTTAAGTGGATAATTTCTGTGTGTATTATAAATGGCTCTCGTTACAGCGCCTCAGCCGACCATCCCCGACTTTGAACATGAATATCACACGGTTATCGTAGATACTTTCGATCAACCATCTTCTCAGTATTCCAATGGAATAAACGCCCTTTTACCCACACCCCTGGAAAATGTTATCCAGGTTGAATTACTTGCTGCTCGGTTCAAGGGTATCGGTGCGAGTACCGAACTTATTCACGTTTCGATTGATGAGTTGAAAAATACATTCTTCCAACGCGCGAAGAAAGATTTAGATGTTAGTGGCCACAATAGTATAAACGGATCTTTCGGTTCGATCATCACTTCCGGAAACACAACACTTACTTTTAAGAATGAATACCCTATCTCTCAACAATATTTGACACCCATTCGTAAACTCGATAGGTTAAATGTGAAACTGTACAAGCAAGATGCTGTCGATATTTTGGCTACTGCTCAAGTGTTTTTGGTGTTTAATTTTGTATGCAAGAAAAAGAACTTGATGTGATCGTTTCAGGGCGTTACGTGTATACAATTTAAAAAATACCATTATTATAATAAGTATGTCATCCGGAATCGTACAGCTCATAGCGGTCGGCGCTCAAGATGAACATATTATCGGAGACCCTGAAATTTCTTTTTTCACGTCGACGTTCAAACGACACTCTAACTTTTCACAGTCTCTAGAGAAACAAACAATACAAGGGGCTGTGAAAAATAATTCCATGTCATCTATCCGGTTCGAACGAAACGGTGATTTACTCGGGTATACATACTTTACACTCGATAATAACACTAACTCTGTTGATATTCAGGATTGGGGTAGGGTAATTGATAAGGTTGAGCTTCTCATCGGCGGACAGGTTATCGATGTCCAGGATCACGATTTCACCGAAAAGATTGCTATCGATACGTACGCACAAAATGTTACTAAAAGTTCTAACGGTACACACCCAGGTGCGAGCGCCCGGTCATACTTCTACCCACTTCGTTTCTTTTTTTGCGAAGGCCCTCAGTCGGCGATACCACTCGTAGCTTTACAGTACCATACAGTCGATTTGCGAATTTATTGGGGTCCCGAAGCGAGTAATTATAACGTAGAAGCATATGCAAACTATTACTACCTCGATAACGAAGAGCGGGGTATGATGACTTCACGTAAACATGATATTCTCATCACACAGGTACAGAAAAACATCCCATCTGGTGAACTCGTACAAGAACTCACGTTCAATCACCCCGTCAAGTATATCGCATGCTCCAATACAAATTCAGAAAGTACACTCACATCGATCGATAACAAGATTAAGATGAGTATTAACGGTACTGATATAGGGGCGTATAAATTCGCGAAACCGCATTACGTTGATATCATGAGTTATTACCATACAAACTTCGTGACGTCACCCGATTTCTTCCTTCATTGTTTCTGTCTAAACACGAGCTCACTTCAACCGTCAGGTTCGCTCAACTTCAGTCGTTTAGATTCGGTTAAGATACATAGTGAGACGAAACCGTTAATCGACCCCATATACGGTGTAAACTATAACATTCTCAGGGTGAATAACGGTATGGCAGGGCTCATGTACGCGAATTAAAATGCGATACTATATTAATGCCGAAGAACTTGAGTACTATCGGTGGTGCCACGAAACTTCGGTTCGGTAAGAACTGTCGTGAAGATCAGGCGGAAAACTCGATTGTATTCAATGCGAGTGAAGAGAAAATCGATGCGACTGGTGCGAGTGGAGTGTACATCACCCCACTTGAATTAGCGTCTGAATTTGCCGGTGTCGGCACGGATGACACGACCAATACGTTCGTCGCGTACAATCAAAGTACGCATCAGCTTTTTAGGACACAAGTCCCTTTATCTATTTCAGCACTTTCTGACGCCGGAGGAAATAGTGGAGATTTAACTGTCACAGGGAACCTGTACGTTTCCGGAAACGTAACATCGGTAGGTACTGTCGCGAACCTTCATGTGACTAATACGACAATAAAAGATGGCCTCGTTGAAATCGGTACCAATAACACGGATTTAGCCACTTTTGATTTGGGGCACATCTTCAACCGCGGTCCGAATGGTTCGAACGTCACCGTAGCATATGATGCGAGCGCTACTGAACTCGCGATCGGCTACACGGACGATAGTGCGATGGAAGTTACACAGGTCACAGTCAATGATGCCGAAACCATGAATGTTCACGTATATGGTAAACTGTACACAAACTCGAACATCGGGGCTGCGAATACAGCACCTGTACACACACTTTCAGTTGGTGATAAGTGCTTTATCGAGGGTGACGGAAACCATTCGAATGTTATCGAAGCGCGTGGCAATACGTACACGACCGGGAATGTATACGTTGAAGGTGGTCTCATCACGAATACGGGTGGTGTCACTAAAAAGACATACAGCCACCAGGGTACGTACGCTACCAATGCCTCG